CTGCGTCCGTCGCAATGATAGCTGACCACGCGCCTCTCCTGCTGGCTGCTCTCGGCGGTCTATCATCTTCTAGCGCAGACATCAATCCTCCTAGAATCCGACGTGTACATGATCGATGTGCCCATCCACCCAATGCCCACTCTTTGGATTGCCATTGTCCAGCTGAAGCTCTTGCACGGTAGCATCCTCCTGCCCGCACCCGTTACAGATCAGCTGATTGGGGATGAAGCTAGGGGAGAGCATACCGACCGCCCTCATAAACTCCTTGACAGCCGGCGTTGTAGCCGGAGACTGAACAATACCACTTACGCTATGCCCTATCTCGTTGATGTCGATGGCGTGCCCTGTCCAGTGCCTCGACTCGCGCGGAGGGTGACTGTCTTTGACGTACTGATCGTGACTGCCCAGCATACTCGAGATATTGAGCTTCCATTGACGTCCGGCCCACACGAGGAACGAAACAATTGCGGGGTCGATGCTCACAAGAGATCCGTCTGTCCGAAGTACTGACCCGGACAACATGACCCCCGACCTATCGTTTGCGTGGCTGAAGCTGATCTTGCCTTTTGTTACAAGGTCTCGTAGCTCTACCAAAGACTCTGCCTTAGCGACCGGAACGGATGTCGTGTCGGCATACCCAGCGCTGGACATCGGAGTTATTGTTCCGGGGAGAGTGAACCTCAGTTCACTTGGCTGATCAAGGTTCGGCTCTTTGAGGATCGGGCGAGGCTTCTTGAGCTTGATCTCCATTGTCGTGTCGAACAAGTTACGGGATATCTCCGCGACGAGCCATCTGCCGCTCAATGGGCCGCTCTCAAATATCTCAACCATCGCGCCCGGAGGTACAGACCAGCGACCGACGCGAGCGCTCACAGTGACTGTCGAGTTCATAGTTCCGACCGTGTACTCTCCATCGATGGAGATGACGCCAGGCGTAGACTCGTCGAGCTTGAGCTGGGGCTTGCTGCGGAACAAATAAGGCTCGCTCATCAGATAGAATGTTCCACTGACAACGAATCGTCGCCAGTTGATCTCCTCAGCGAGCCGACCCGCGCATTCCCATGTATTCTCCGGCTTGGGAACCTCTTGGCCATCGACAATGCTGAATGTCCCTCGATGGAATTGATAGTCCTCCGACTCTAGCTCTAGGGCATCAGAGCTAGAGATCATCGAGCCTCCCGCAGTAGCTCCTGTCCCTCCGGTTGTCCCTGCAGCGACCGCAGCTTTGTCTTTGGCCGGCAGATCGCTACCCTTGGCGGCTTCCTCGGCTGCACGCTGCTCAATGGTAGACTTGGCGCTCTGGCTAGTAACCTTTCCCTGAGCGGCCATCTTGGCGTCCTTCGTTACTCCCCATCGGCTGACGGTGCGCTCAGCTTCCTCCCTGAACTTCTTCCAAATCGGGATGATGCGAGCTTCCTGATTGCCGGCGACCTGAGCGTTGAGAGCGATGTACTCGGGTTGCATCGCGGGGTTCTTCAAGTAGGCGGCGATAGCTCCATCATAGAATCTGTTGGCCGACCACGCAATATCCATCACTTCCTCTTTGGTCCCCCAGGCATACTTGTGCGGCTCATAGATCTGCTGGAACAATCCGGCTGAGAGACCGTCGCTGGAGTAGCTCAGGTTCCTGGCTCCGGACTCCTCATTGATGACGATAACGGCAGCTACCATGACTGACCAGCTCGCGCCACGAGAGGATCCGACCTGAAGAACCTTGTCGGTGTTCGACATCTGGGTAAGATCGGCAGGTGTGCCATTTACCGATATTGTCCCTACAAAACCTCCTACCCCATCCCCAAAGCCGGGGTTGCGCTCCCACTCTTGCGATCCGTCCGGCGTGTAGAAGTTTTGAGAGTTGACAATCGGACGCCTCGGCGGAAGCTTGTCCATCTCAGGGCAGACGAATGGAATCTTCATCTCTTTGACTTCATCGATCATCTTCTTGATGAACCGAGTCCGGCTCAGAGTATCGCGAGCGGCAACCATATGCTTGTTGTACGTTCGGAGAATCGACACCTCACGATCCTCGAACATCAGAGTGAGTGAGTCGCCCTGCTTGCGTAGACTCCGGAGACGAAACCAGAGACCGTCAATATTGATATCCACCTTCGCGCCGAGCCTGCCTGACTTGAGGATCTCTCGGTCTCGGTCAAACAACGTGATCTCGACGGTGCTGGCCCCTTCGATGGTTCGCGTCACGGTCGCATCGGTGACGGACTCTACGATGGAGACAGAAGCAGAGCCCTTCAACGCGAGGTTGAGTGACTTCAATTCGGTGTCCGACAGGAGCAGCTGGTCCTGATCGTACAGCTTCGAGTTCTGGAGTTTAACTACGGCAGCAGCATTGGGCATTACGGAAGCCTCAGGCTTTGGTTGACTTTGATCGACTTCGGATCACGAATGTTATTGAGCTTCATGATCTCTTGATAGCGATCTGAGTTCCCTAGCTCCTTCTGCGCAATGCCACGCATAGTTTCTCCTTCTTTGACTATGTGTGGCTTTTTGCCCCCGCCCTTTACACTCGCGTTGGCTTGAGCAGTCACTCGAGCATTGCCTTGCTGAACTCGATCTTCTTCGATGTACTTAATGAGGCCCAAGGTCAGAAACTGACGAACGCGCTGACCATTCTCTCCCCTGATGGTCTCGCCCCACGTGATCCTCTGCACAACCCAAGCGAGATCAGAATGTGGGACGTAGCCATCCAACCTGACAATTGGCGGTTCATCCAAAGGCTTCGGCGGTCTCGCCATACGTTCCAGCGCCGAGATACGAGACTCCACCGAAGCAATTGGCCAACCCTCCAGGAGTAGCGGCAAGTCCATCTGGTACGGCTCGTGCCCCCTCCAAACGGTGAGAGCCTGACGCTTCGGACGAGCAACAGTCTCCCAACCTCCGTACCCAGCAGTGACGTTTGGAGGATCCTGCCCCATCCAGGCAGTGACGCTGAGATTGGGGTTAGTGCTAGTGATCGTAATTTGACGACCATCTCCCCCGCTAGATCCCGACGCGGCTGCCTTGGACTTTTGCGCATCAGTCGCTTCTGTTGTTCTCATCGCGTCGCATCCTTGTATAGCTTGTGAGTGGAAACGGCCTCAGCAATCTCTTTACGGTCTAGCTGAATCTTTGTTCCGACCTGAACGTACTCCGGCGAAAAATTGTTCTTGAGAGTCGATGTATCTACCGCATTCACTTTGGTGTTGCCTATTCTAGGAACCTGGCCGCCGGATCCTATGCCCATCGCTGACGTTCCTCGCAGACCGGGCGCGGCGTGGAACGAGGTAGCTGTCTGCTCATCCGGGAACAACCACCCGAGCTTTCCCTTGACCCAATCCCAGACCGCTTTAGCTTTGTCCCAGATCCATTGAATCTTGTCCCAAATGGTATCCCAGAACCGCACCATCACGTACCCAACGAGGAACAGAGGCCCAAGGAAGATCGCTGCGAGGAGCTTCCAATGATCCTTGATCCAGAAGAAGATCGTGTTCACCTTGTCGTGGAACCAGTCCCACTTCATGTAGAGGATCGCCAGGGTGGTGATGATGAGGATTGCCCAACCAATCGGGTTGGTGAGAAGGAACAGCGCCATCGCGCGTCCGGCGACCAAGACGGCCACCGCGTACCGCAGCATCGCCGTCCGAGCGCTCACGAGGACAGTACGCCAGTTGTTGTAGGCCCACCGTAGCCGACCCATTCTCTGGAACTGTCCATTGGCGGCCCGGTCGGAAGCGAACAAATAGAAGATGAGGCGCTGTAGCTGCGGGATCAATCCCAACTTGAGCATCACAAGAGCCCTCCACCCCATCGTGGCGTAGAAGTGCAATGCTTTGCCCGACAAGACGAGGTAAACCCGAGTCCAGATCAGATAGATGAGCAAGATGCTCAGAGCAATCTTGAAGGTGGTCGTATGATCGGCCATGAACTTCAGCGCCCACGAGAGCGGCCAAAGAAGCAACAAGAGAGGAGCGAGCGCCTTTGCAGCGTTAACGATAGCAGGCCACAGTTCCTGGCGCCAGATGATCGAAAGAGATTTGCTGATGCTAACGATACGTCCCCATACTTGCATGAAGGCTTCGCTGTGACCCGTTGTATTTGCAATCAACTGGGCCATACCCGTCCAGCCACCACTCTCGAAAGCAGCAGCCAGATCCTTCGTCAGAGTCACCATCCGAGGCAGATAGTCGGTGCTGAGCTTATCGAACAAAGGCTTGGTGATCGTACCAAAGAGCTTCTGCGCGTAGTCGTGGATCGTACTGAGCATTCCCTGGAAGGTGTTGGCCTGCTTCTCGGCGAACCCTCCAAACTCGTTCTCCATCCCGCGCAGGATAGCCTCGATGCCTTGCTCGGCAGGGATGTGGAGCCGACCGATGTTGGCCATCTGATCGGGCGTAAGATTGAAAGCCTGCTGGAGATACTTCCGAGCATTGATGCCGACCTCAGACAGCTGCCGTAGCTCGCCGCCAAGGATACGTCCATTGGTGCGCATCTGCCCGAAGGCGAGCGTCATACGGTCAATGCCTTCCTTGCTGACACCGAGCCCTGCTGCGGCGTCTCCGATGTCTACCATTGTTCGATACGCCTGATCGCCCGAGTAACCGAACGCGATCAGCTTCTTGGTAGCAGCCGTCAAATCCTCGAACTCAAACGGCGTCTTGGCCGCGAGGTCATACAACTTATCGAGGTAGGCAGTAGCAGCTTGCGTGCTTCCAAGGAAGTGAGTGAAGGCAACCATGTTCTGCTGCATGGTCGAATTGAACTTGAGACCGAACGCTACGACTCCGACGCCGGCAGCTCCGATGGCCAACGTTGAAGCGTAGACGAGACGACGTACGGTGAACCACGCCTGGTTGTACCCTTGCTGACGGAGAGTAGCAAACTTGGTGTCTTCGCCTGCCGCCACAATCTGTGCGCGTAGGCGAGCGACAGCCGCTGATGTAGCATTCAGCCCGGCGATGGTTTGCGCCTGGCCCGTTAGGGACGTATGGATATTGACGTTGGACCCGCCGGGCTGCATGCTACTCATCTACTTCACCGCTCCCCAGACTGCATTGGAGATCATCGCGGCAAGATTCTGGTGCATCTGCTCTCGCATCTCGTGAGCCTCCTGAGCAATCGCTTGCATGATCGCAACGTCCATGTCGCTGGTGGTCTCCAAGAACCTCATCGGATCCATCCCGGCGAGAGATACGAACGCAGCTGCCTTGATCGGGTCACGGTCTACAGTTCCCCCAGGCCATCACCAAGATCAGCTTTCCGGTCTCCCATCCAGCGAGTGATCTTGACGTTGTGGTCGATGATCGCGTACATGTTAGCGCCGAACGTCTGGATGACAACTTCTCGAGCGGTTGTGGCCTCGATGCCCAAGTAGTCGGCCAGGCGCGAGTCGAAGCGGAGAGGGATGCCCTCGTCCAACGAAATCAATTCCTTCGATCCCGCCGGACGCGCGTAGAGGCCGACGCAGGCAGCAATGATGGAGTCGATGGCTCCATATGTCACCAGCTCCATCCGGTTCTTGAACTCTCTCTTGAGCTTCTCTCCGATTGCCGCTAGCTCCGAAGGATCGACCATCCGGTACTGACCAACCAACTCAGGATCCGTGTACTCCGGCAGAGCCAGGTTGAGAGTTTCATTCTGCAGATTCGATTCCCTTTGTCGCCGGAGCCCTTCCTTCAAGGACTCCGACGACGCCAAGACAGTCTCACCGACGTCAAACACGTCTGTGGAGACTACTTTCTCCTCGATGTTGGACATGTTACGCTCCCTTGTTGACGTTAGATGGTCGGATAACCTTCGACCGACATCTCCAGCTCCAGCAGTGCTGCGTCGTTGCTCTCGGAGTCAACCTCCGGAATGGTGACCCTCTTGAGGATCCCTCTCCAGATGATCGGGTCTCCGAACTCGTTGCCGTTGATGTCCATCGGAAGCTGCTGGACGGACATGTTGGCCTTTCCGACCTTCTTGAGCAGATCGTCTACGATCAGATGATCGCGCTCGTGCCGGTAAAGCCGGGACACGACGAGGTTCTCGACATTGCGCCTACCTCCGAGCGAGACCGGCGGAACCATGCCGCCAGGATAATACTTGGTCTCCTCTGAATCGACGCCGCCGCCTGTCTTCTTGTCCCACACGCGATCCGTCCAGGTCATGCCCTCGACGAACACGCTCACCCGGAAGGTGTCTTTGCGGGTTGGGCCTGCCATTATGCCACCGCCTGTGTGATCGAACGCTTGACAAGTTCGAGGACGACCAGCTCAGCGAACGGGCTCATCCTCAGAGACACGACTGCGTGAAGCTCGCCGTTCGCAATCGTAGCCGGGGTGTTGACTGATGGTCCGGTATCGACGTAGAACGCATCGCTTGCGTCGGTACCGTAGAGCTGACCAGACGACCAGAACGGAAGAAGCTCAGCCTTGAGCGCTCCGTTGAACTGGCTCATGATCGTTCCCTGTCCGTCCACAACATCGAACAGGAACTGCTCCAGGATCGGATTCAGCTGAGCGATAACCGCCATTGCCAGGCGATGGTTGCTGAACTGAATCCACGACGGGTCTGCGACCGGATCGGCCAACGAACGCCAACCATAGTTGCGGAACCCACCGTACTTGCCGATGATAACATCGATGCCGTTGCCGTTGAGCGTCTGACGAGTCGTATCGTCCCACGCCGCCTGGCTCAACGCCATGATGTACTGAGTCTGCCCTCTCTCGCCAGCTGCCGGCGATCCCGGCCCTGCTGCCAGATCGTTACGAGCGATCAGACCGGCAATGACCGAGCTGGGCGGCACCGTTCGTGTCGTCCCAGCGGTGATCCCCGGAACAACCGCCCAGGGAGCAAACAGGGCTCCCTTGCGCCCATTCGTACGAGAGGCAGCCGCTGCTGCGTTGAGAGTCGCTGCCGTCGCCGTGTCTGCCCCATCGAGCAAGGCCGCACGATTGTTGATGTTCGCGTGGGACAAGAGATCGAGGTAGCCCTGGGACGTTGTTCGACCCGGATGGCTGACCTGCCCTGGCCCGAGATCAGCGGTGAACTTGTCCAACGCCTGCTTCCAGTGCGTCTCGGTGACGGCCCCGATGTCGTCGTTGCCTGTCGCGAGGAGAGCTGCCGCTGCGAGAACTGGGATGAGTGCGCTGGCTCCGATTGTGATATTGACATAGTTGCTGTAGAACGACCAGTTCACCGCGTCTTGCTGCGTGGCCAGATCGTTCGTGGTCTCCAAGATCCCGTCGGCCACCGTGCTGATCTGGAGCTTGTACCCGGCAACATCCGGGGCGATGACAGCCACCCTGAGGAGATTGCCCCAGGCTCCGGCGTTCTTGGCCTTGACGATGAGCGATACTGCCGCAACTCCATCGACCAGGTTCTTGAACGCAATGACTGCCCCCGGCCCGACGATCCTCTGCACATACGCTCTGGATCCGCCCTCCTTGAAGTACGTGTCCAGAACATCGTACAGGATCCCGGTTGAGACACGAGCGCCGAAGAAGGTTGTGTAGTCCGTCATGCTCTTGAGGAGCTGAGGAGCTGCCGGCCCCTTCTCTGCGATCCCCGTGACAAACCACACGCTGGTATCGGTCGGTGCCGAACGCGGCGGTGCAGTCTCACGAATGGTGACTTGGGTTCCGGGACGTGCCATCAGTTGCTACCTCCCTTCTTGCTGTCTGAGGTTTCCTCGACCGCGATGAACACGCCCTCGTCGATGAGACGCGCGTTGTGAGGGTCTTTGGACTCCTCCGTGGTCAATGTGACCGAATCTCCCGGAGCGACCGTACGGCCATCCGATAGATCCTCCACGTGCGAACTCACGGACTTGAACGTGAGCTTCGTGGTCGCCATCATGCCTCCTTCTTTTTGACGCTGATGGACCCTGTTGTGATCTCTGGCCATTCGCTCCCAGGCTGAGTCTCGGGATCGGGGTCTCCAATTGGACCAGCAGTTCTGTCTACTATGTGGTCGATGTACGCCAAGCCTACCCACTGAGCTGCCCTGATGGATCGAGTCTGGTCGATATCCGGGACATCGTCATAGCTTTCATCTAGCATGTCGATCCCTGAGCACATCCCGCCCAGGTCGCCCTGCTGAACCATGATAGCTCTTATGGCTGCGCCGTACATCTTCGATAGGTAATTGGTATCCTCCTCTGTCGCTGCGCTGGCCAGGACTCCAACCCCAAGCGAGAACCAGCCGCTGATCGTACCGTTGCCCTCTTTGTGGGGCTCGCCAGCGAGACCCGGAGAGACAACAACACAGATCGGCATTTGGTCCTCGGGGAAGGATGTGAACTCATTGCGAGTTGTATAGGTACGGGGCGAAGGAATCTCGCCCATTGGCAGTCCTTGCTGAAGCTCTACCTCACGCAAGTAGGTCGGGAACCAAGCGCGCAAAGTCTCGAGTGCTGCCATCTCCAGATCATGGCCTACAAAGATAGGGCCAAAGATGCTCATTTGACCCTCGTTGCCCGAGTTGCGCCACCAGCTTTGTACGCCCTATCCAAGCTTCTTTCGATCATCCTGGCCCACCGAGCCCTGTCTTGGGGTTGGAAGTCAACAAACTTGCGCTGCGGGATCGTATCAGTGCCGAACTGATGGTAGTCTCCGTATCTGAGGGTAGATCCTAGCGTAATCGAGCTGCGGGTGACGCGCAGGCGCTGATTAGGGTCTCCCCGCCTGGTATATGACCGTCGGAGAGC